AACTCGAGTCAGTGGGTAGAACTTGCTTCAGCAGGTCCTATAGGACCAACTGGTCCAACAGGGCCTTCGGGAGGACCCACAGGACCAACTGGTCCAACAGGGCCTTCGGGAGGACCCACAGGACCTACGGGGGATACTGGACCTACAGGTGATACTGGACCTACAGGTTCGTCAGCACTACAAAAATTTGCCTTTGTTGGAGAAAGAAATACAGCAACACCCACCATTGGAAACTATTATGCTCTTGGTAACGGTGCAACAGTGGCTCAAATACCTATGGTAGAGGGTGGGAGTGTTACAAAAATAGCATTGTGGATGGCATCAGGAGCTACTGGAACACTAACTGTGCAGTTAGTGAAGAATGGTGTAGCTCAGGGGGCTTCTTATCAAGTAGCTAGAACTGCATCTGGAACACAAGTAGTTACATTTGGAACAGCTCTAACGTTTGTTTCTGGTGATACTATTGGTGCTGAAATAACTAACACATCAGGAACATTAGCAGTTTCAACAGTACAAATTTTTGGGGTGTGGGGCTAGTCAATAAATGGTGTATAATTACACCGATTGGAGTTTTAAGTGCCACTAGACTTTCCCGCCAGCCCGTCTGACGGGGACCTATATGAAGACTTTTACTGGAGTGCATCCGCAGGCATCTGGAGAAGGCAGCTCAGTACCGTTGAGAATATTGACGACTTAGCTAACGTCGATGCTGTGAACCCAGCTGATGGGGATATACTTGTTTACAGCTCATCTTCAAGTACTTGGGTGGCGCAGGAAGATGCTACAATTGGTTTAATACTTGCCCTAGGAGGGTAGTCTATGGCGCAAACATTTAAAAACGCAAAAAAGGTTCTAACTGCCTCTTCATCTGCCATTTACACCGTGCCATCGGCAACAACAGCAATTATTATTGGGTGTCAGGTCACAAACGTGGGGATTGCCAGTCACGACTTGACTATGTCTTGGACAGATAGCTCAGACGGTGATGCTGAGATTTATTTAGCTGAAGTAATCCCCATTCCAGACTCGGCTGCTTATGAACCCATTGGCGGGAAGTTAGTTCTTGAGGCTGGAGATGTTTTAAAGGGTCTTGGTGACACCACGGAAGTTCTAGAAGTGACTGTGAGTATCCTGGAGATATCGTGACAGGTGGCGGAGGCTATCTAGGCTTCGGCAGGGTCCCAGAGTGGCTCAATGCAACTACTGGGATTGGTAGGTGGGGTAGTGATGACGTCTACCTTGCCAGACTAGAAAATGAGTGGCCTGGTTATCAGATACCAGTTGAGTACGTTGTTGTTGGGGGCGGTGGTGGCACAGGCGGAACTAGAGACGACCTACAACTCTCTGGTGGGGGCGGTGGTGGTGGGTATAGGTGCAGTGTCTTTGGTGAAAGAAGCGGTGGTGGTACAGCTATACCAGCAGAACCCCCTTTTCTTGCCAGTGTTGGTCAGTCCGCCACAGTAACTGTCGGGGCTGGGGGAGCGTCTGGTGTGGGGGGCGGTACCCCAACTAACGGGGCAAATGGGGGTAACTCTGTTTTTGGCAGTATCACAGCTTTGGGTGGTGGCTATGGAGCTACTGACACTGGGACTGGTCTTGGAGGAGACGGAGGCTCTGGCGGTGGTGGCACTAACAGGAGCAGGAACGGAGGCATAGGGACACCTGGTCAAGGCTTAAACGGTGGTAAAGGTGGCCCATATGGCGTAAACCCAACGGGGGCTGGTGGTGGTGGTGGGTCTAGAGAGGGTGGTTATGGGGGAGACGTTGTAGAGTTTGATGCTATTGGTGACGTAAATGTTGGTGGAGATGGTATTGGGGGGAACGGTGGTAGAGGTCTCTCCAGCTCGATAACTGGCTCCTCCGTGGCTCGTGGTGGTGGTGGTGGTGGTGGTGCCAGTGGAACAGCTGGGCTTGGCAGGGCTGGCGGTGCCAACGGAGTAACGGGAACTACAGATGGGCTTTCTGGAACAGCAAACAGGGGTGGCGGTGGTGGTGGTTCTGCATATTTCTCCAAGATAGCGGGTTCTAGTAATGGTGGAGCAGGTGGCTCTGGAATCGTTATACTCCGATACCCAAACATATATGGTAATTTGACTGTTGGTGCTGGACTATCATTTACTGGTCCTACAACAGTTGGAGAGTATAAGGTGTACCAATTTACTTCTGGTAGTGGGTCGGTGACTTTTAATGCCTAAAAATGCTGGCTTTAAGGGATTCCAAAACATCCCCACATATTCTTCTGCTCCCGGTATATGGAGTGTTAAACAAGTTTACACCGCTCTTAGTGCTGGTCCTTGGCCAAATCCTCCTCAGGTTGAGTATTTATCTGTTGCTGGGGGTGGAGGTGGTGGAACTGCTGACAACGAAACCGAGGCTGGTGGAGGTGGTGGTGCTGGGGGATTTAGAACTGGCACAACAAGGCTAAATATTGGTGCTGGTGTTTTGATTTCTGTTGGTGCTGCTGGTATTGGTACTGGTGGTATCTCCTTCCTCGCTAATGGTACCCCCGGTGGAATATCTAGGGTAGGGAGTATTATCTCTGCTGGCGGTGGTGGTGGTGGGCAGGCTAGAGGTGGCGACAATGCTGGCGACGGGGGCTCCGGTGGTGGTGGAGCTTCGAGAAATACTGAGGGTGGACTTGGAAACGTTCCAGAAACAATTCCGGCACAGGGATATGACGGAAGGCTCGGCTCCGGTAATGACGGTGGTGGTGGTGGTGGTGCCGGAGGCGTTGGTGTTGGTTCTATATACATAGCTGGAGTCGGAGTTTCCTCTTCCATCTCAGGGAGTCCTGTAACTTATGCTACGGGTGGACAGGGTGGTAGGGGGACAAATAGTTCTGGGTCTGTAGTGGGGACTGCTAATACTGGGCAAGGTGGTGGAGGTGGTGTTGCCTCTGGAGAGGCAGCTGGTGGGGCCCAACGAATGGGCCCTGGGAAAAATGGTGGTAGTGGGGTAGTTATTATAAAATACCCAGAAGCATACCCAGTTTTATCATTTGTAAATGCGCCTGGGCTTGTTTCTGATGCACCAACTGTTTCTGGAGGATACAGGGTATATAGGTTTACTTCTGGTTCTGGCACCGTAAGTTTTTAGTTTATAGGAGATAAAATGGCGCACTACGCACTGATAAATGAAAACAACGTTGTTTTTAACGTGATAACTGGTCGCGATGAGGATGAAGTTGTCGGTGGTATCTCCGACTGGGAGCAGTATTATGGTGAGCTTCATAACTGTCTCTGCCTCAGAACTTCTTATAACACTCTAGGGAACACACATCTTTCTGGTGGCACCCCCTTCCGTGGCAACTATGCTGGAATTGGGTTTATGTATTTGGAAGACTTAGATATTTTTATTCCACCAAAACCATATGAGTCTTGGGTTATCGATGAGACCACTGCTCTGTGGGTGCCCCCAGTTGCGTATCCTTCTGACGGAGAACGCTATGTCTGGAATGAAGATAGGATTTCTTGGGATATAGAGAGCTAAATAAGACTCTATGCTATACTTAGTCAAGATTGGAGATACCTTATGTCACTAGACTTTCCTAATGCACCAGATGATGGTGACCAATATGAAGGTTATGTGTGGAATGACGCTGTCGGTGTTTGGCAGATTGACAATAACTTTAATTACAGCGACCCTATAAGGCTTTTCCAAGCTGACCCAGAGATTGGTGCAGACTTTTCTGTACCAGAAAATTTTAATTTTATGACTATTGGTCCGCTGTCAGTGGCTTTTGATATGACACTGACAATACCAATTGATTCAATAGTTATTGTTTTTTAAGTAAATTTAGCTAACAAGGAGAAAAATGAGTGTCATTAGGGTAAACCAGCTTAAGAATCTGGATGACCAAGAAATCTTTACTACCACTAGTGGAACACTGGTTTTGCCAGCTGGAAGCACAAGTAGGGCTCCCATGCAGTTCACTGCTGGTCCAGGACTGACTACCCCCGTTGCTGGTAGCCTTGAGTTTAATGGGAACACGTTTCTCACAACATCGAACGCAACCTCTGGTCGAGCCTTCAACGACGACAGCCTTTTGTATGGACTAGATGCTGACAGGACTATTGTTGCTACTGTTGTTGCCGGTACTTTTTACGATATTTTTGGTTTTGGTATTTCTGTACCCGCTGGTGGCTCATACATTTTTGATATTTTTGTGGGTCTTAGGACTGGTGCAACTTCACACACTGTTTCTTTTGCTTTTGGTGGAACAGCAGTAATCGATAAAACTCAGTTCCGCACAGAGTTTACAAACGCTCTGGTATCGACTGGTGTAGCTGTCCCAGCTGCCCCCGCATCTTCAGTAGAAGTATTTTTCACGGGAAACCCCAACTCAGCTGCCAACGGTGTGATTTCAGCAGCTTCAACTGGTGTCACTAAATTTTTTAGGGTTCACGGCATGGTTGAAATTTTGACTGGTGGGGTGCTTAGACCCCAAATTGCTTTCAGCGCAAACCCCACAGGAACAAATCAAGTTACTCGCTTGTCTTACGCAAGGTTTAACTCTGTTGGGTCATATTCAGGAAACTTGATAGCAGGGAACTGGTCTTAGTGATTAATGACAGCCCTAAACTTTCCGCTAGCCCCCGATGACGGTGACACATACGAAGACTATTTTTATGACGCCGAATCTAGTGCTTGGCGTCTAAACCCCTCTCCTCTGGTAACGGGTCCAACAGGTCCTGCTGGGGCTCAAGGAAAATTTACTGTATCTCCAACAGCTCCCATAGGTCCTGTAGAGGGTGACACTTGGTTTTACTCTGAAGACGGTACATCTTTTATTTGGTATGAAGATGCTGACGGAGGCCAGTGGGTAGAGTTCGGTAATCTCTCTCAGGGGCCCGCAGGGGAGAACGGGGCCGTGGGCGCTACAGGTCCTACTGGTCCTAGGGGACTTAGTGACACTCCCGCTGGTGTCGTGGTACCGTGGCCATCCACCACACCGCCCACCGACTGGTTGTTATGTGATGGGTCTCAGGTCAATAAAAACACATACCCCAGTCTTTTTGCCGTAATTGGATACACCTATGGGGGGTCGTCGCCCAGCAACCTTTTTAACCTACCCAACCTATCTGGTCGGGTTGTTGTGGGGCGCAATGCTTCTGATGCAAGTTTTGACGTTTTGGGTGAGACTGGTGGCTCAAAAACGCACACCCTCACAACTTCGGAAATCCCATCTCACACTCACGCCGGAGAATCTCATAGCCATGCCACCACTACAACTAGTGAAGCCGGAAGTCACTCCCACACTATAAGTACAAATAGTGCTGGCACGCACGGCCACAACTCAAGTATCGGAAGCGGTGGCTCACACTCCCACGGCGGTAGTACTACTAATACTGGCTCCCACAGCCACACCCACAGCAGAATTGGAAGTCTTAACACTGCTAACGTCGCGGCTGGAGCTAACGCACTTAGGGCAACAGGGTTTAACACCATTAACACCGCAACCACTAGCAATACTGGTAGTCACTCGCACAACATCACCACAAACACTGATGGGTCACACAACCACAGTATTTCTATAGCTGAAAATGGTAGCCACTCACACAGTGGTAATACGAGTAACACGGGAAGCCACACTCACACTGTATCAGTAGATAGCTCAACAGCAACGGTACAAAACACTGGTGGTGGACTAGCACACAATAATCTTCAACCCTACATAACACTTAACTACATTATTAAAGCAACTGCTGCTGAAGTTGCGGGAGAGCCAGAACTTGCCGTTCGGGTTACAGCGTTAGAAAACGCAACCGAAGTAACCACTGTCACAGTAAATACAATAGTTTTAGACTTTTCTTCGGGCGACGGGCTCCTATCTAGGACGGTTACAGGAAACATAGATTTTAGTGTTTTTGCTTACGCAACTGGGGCAGAAAGAACAGTAAGACTAGTTGGAGATGCCTCAACGCGAACTTTAACTTTTCCAGCAGGGTGGGTATTTCTTGGCACCAAACCTACAGAACTGGCTGCGAACACGGTTGGTGTTTTGAATCTAAGATGCTTTGGCTCCAACGAGGCCAACTGCGTTGCTCAGTGGGGGGCTAGTGTTGCATAATGGCTGAACTAGAATTCCCCGACGGGCCAGATGATGGGGACATCTACGAGGATTTTGAATACGACGCCACTCTAGGTGTGTGGCGTCTTAAAGTTCTCCCCACACCTACTGGTCCACTTGGACCAACTGGACCTACCGGACCTACAGGTGCCACTTCAACTGTTACAGGACCAACTGGACCTACTGGCCCTACTGGCCCTACAGGTGCTGTAGGTTCTACAGGTGCCACAGGGCCCGAGGTAACAGGTCCAACTGGACCTACTGGCCCCACCGGACCTACAGGTGACACAGGAGTAACTGGACCTACAGGAGCACAGGGAGAAGCATCAACTGTCACAGGTCCCACTGGACCAACTGGAGCCACAGGGCCCACAGGGGCTAAAGGAGATTCTATAAACTTCAGAGACAGCCTCTCTCTTATTAGTGAACTTCCGTCAGGAGGAAACTCTGTTAACGATGCAATATACGTAGAAGAAGATGGTGTTTTGTACGTATGGGACGGAACAATCTGGGTATACGTAGGTAGAATTGAAGGCCCACAAGGGGAGCAGGCCTATCCAATTAATTTGCTAGGAAGTGTTGCAGCATTCGCCAACCTTCCTACGGGACCTTTTTTTGAAGACGCCTACGTCACTCTTGATACGGGTGATGTGTATTTCTGGGACGGAACCGAGTGGGATGACCTTGGCCCCATTGTAGGACCGCTGGGGCCTACGGGTCCTACGGGTCCTGTCGGTGCACCAGCCTATCCAATTAATTTGCTAGGAAGTGTTGCAGCATTCGCCAACCTTCCTACGGGACCAACCTTTGAGGATTCTTATTTAACCCTCGACACGGGGGACGTTTACTTCTGGGACGGAACCGAGTGGGACAACATAGGTCCCATTGTTGGCCCTACGGGTGCAGTAGGTGGAACAGGTCCCACAGGTCCTTCGGGACCAACTGGACCTACAGGTGCCACAGGCCCTGCTGGTTTCATTTTGCTGGGTTCTCTAGCTTTAATTGCTGACTTACCCCCCAGTGGCAACACAATAGGAGATGCCTACTACGTTGAAGAGGGCACAGATGTTTATATCTGGGATGGCACTGAGTGGGACAACATTGGAAACGCCCTAGGACCTACTGGCCCTACTGGCCCTACAGGTTCCGAAACCCTTTCTGGGCTGACAGACACAACTATCACCTCTGTTACTCAGGGGGACCAGCTTGTATACAACGGCTCTGTCTGGACTAACCAGCCTCGTTTTGGACAGAATTTGCTCTATAACGGTGCGATGCAGGTGCACCAACGGGGAACATCTTCAACTGCGATTACTACTACTGGGTACTACACCGCAGATAGGTGGAGCACTGACATTGTTTCGTTAGGGACGTGGACACAAACTGTAGAGAACGACGGCCCAACTGGCTCAGGGTTTAGGAAATCACTAAAAATGCTGTGTACTACAGCTGACTCAAGCCCCTCAGCATCCGATGAGTTAAGGGTAGTGCAACGCCTAGAAGGACAAGATGTACAGGGAATAAAAAAGGGAACTTCAGATGCGCAAGCTCTTACTGTTTCTTTCTGGGTAAAATCCAACGTCACTGGCGACTACGTTTTTAATGCTGTTGATTTAGACAACACTAGACTTTTTTCTCAGGAATACACTATTTCAGCCTCTGGGGTCTGGGAAAAGAAAACTATTAGTATCCCAGCGGACAGCGTTGGTGTCATAGATAATGACAATACCACTGGATTACTTGTTAGTTTTTGGCTGGGGGCTGGCTCCGATAGGACTTCTGGTTCTCTTCAGACGACGTGGGGCGCATCAGTAGACGCCAACCTTGCGCCAAGTCAGACTAACCTTGCTGCTAGCACCTCTAACTACTGGCAGATTACGGGCGTCCAATTAGAGATTGGGTCCGTTGCTACCCCGTTTGAGTTTAAACCGTATGGTCAGGAGTTGGCAAAATGTCAACGGTATTATTACAAGACGGTTTTGGGTGCCACTAATAAACGTATTGGAACAGGATATGCAGCAAGCACAACATTGGCGAGAATTATGACCCCCCTACCTGTAAGTATGAGAACTGCCCCGACTGCACTCGAGCAGAGTGGTACTGCCACCGACTACGGATTGTTGTACCTAGCAACTGGGGCAACGTGTTCTTTCGTTCCGTTGTTCCTAGACGCAACCACCGAGGCTGCTTTTTCTACGTTTTCTGTTTCATCTGGATTGACTGCCGGAAATGGGTTATTTGGTTACTTGGTAACTGGTACAGACAGTTTCTTAGCTTGGAGTGCTGAACTATGACTTGGGTTATTGTGGCTGAAAATGAAGACGGCTCAAACCTTTACGGGCGCATTGACGGAGACGGTTTAATGCGGATTACCGCCATTGAGGGATACCCAGAACTTGATGAGTGGCTCGCAGAAGGTAACATTCCAGAGGAACACTCTTAGACCCGCCTGAGAAGGCTATCAACGAGAAAATTTCTACATAGTCCTGTAGAGTATGGGTGTGTCAATACATCTAACGGAGTCTACAAAATGAAAATAGCCGTGTACTCAATTGCTCTTAATGAAGAGCAGTTTGTTCAGCCGTGGTTTGATAGCGCACAAGAGGCAGACTACCTTCTTATTGCAGATACAGGCTCAACGGACAAAACAGTTCAGAAAGCCAAAAAACTTGGTATTAACGTTGTTAATGTAGTTGTAAAACCTTGGCGTTTTGATATTGCAAGGAATACTGCACTAGCTTCCTTGCCAGCAGATATTGACTATTGCGTTGCTCTCGACATGGACGAAGTTCTTCTTCCTGGTTGGAGGAAAGAGCTTGAAAACGCTCATAAAGCTGGACTAACTCGTCCACGCTATCAGTACACTTGGTCGTGGGTTGATGAAGAGAAGGGTATTCCTGGTCTTCAGTATGGTGGAGACAAAATTCACGCTCGTTTTGGGTATAGGTGGAAGCACCCCGTTCACGAGGTAATTGTCCCAGACCGTATTGAGGAGAAGCAGGGTTGGGTAGGACTGGAGATTCACCACCACCCAGACTCTGAAAAGTCTCGCTCTCAATATATGCCTCTTCTTGAGCTTGCTGTTCGGGAAGACCCATCAGACGACAGAAACACTTATTACTACGCCAGAGAACTTTTTTTCCACAGAAGGTACAAAGAGGCTAGGCAGGAGTTTCTTCGCCATCTTTCTCTTCCTAGAGCAACGTGGAAGCCCGAGCGTGCAGCATCAATGAGGTATATTGCCAAGTGCTCAGAGGACGCAGAGAAAGAGCTTTGGTTTAAAAAAGCAATCGAGGAAGCCCCCGACAGGAGAGAAGCTCGGGTAGACCTTGCCGAATATTACTATCTTAAAAAGATGTGGCAAGAGTGCTACGACTCCTGTAAAGAAATTTTGGAGATTAAAACTAAGCCTCTTGAGTATTTAGTTGAGGCTAGGGCTTGGGGATTTCTTCCACATGATTATCTTGCAATTTCTGCCCACTATCTTGGCAAAAAAGAAGAGGCTTTGGAGCATGGAAACATTGCTCTGGAACTAAGTCCTGGTGACCCGAGGCTGGAGAAAAATCTAGAGTTCTACAAACAGTGATAAAATAGGTGTAATCGTCTTCTTACAGGAGCCACATGCCTATCATCAATGTAACAACTCTTCAGGACATCTTGGGTGGAACTGCTTCGACTGACGCAATTTTTACCGCGTACATGATGCGAGCCGACACTCGAGCAGTCAGAGTGCTAGACGATGAAGTGATATTCCCTGCTCAAATAAATGTAAAGTTTGTAGACGGAGAGCCAGAAGAGCCGATTGAGCTTGAGACTCCGCCAGCAGATTGCTACTGGAGTATCCGTATCAAGGGACCAGAGCGCGTTCTTCTAAGGACCAACGTAATTCTTCCAGCAGGGGCTGGACCCTTTGACTTTGATGAGCTGATTGAAGTTGACCCTACGACGGCACTCCCAGATGCTGGGTCCGCTCTAGCCGATGCTTTTCTAGAGTCAATAGAGACTGCAACGCAGGGAGCAACAGGACCTACGGGCGCAACGGGGCCAACAGGCCCGACAGGTCCTACTGTAACTGGACCAACTGGACCTACGGGTGCAACAGGACCCACAGGTGCATCCGTGGGTGCCGAAACAACATATACCGTTCAGGGGGGTACGTCTGGTACTCAGCCGACTTTTAGTGGGGAACCGCTATTCACTGGTAGTTATGTCCTAATATCAAGTGAGCTTGTACATTTCCAAATTCAAGTAGACTTTGACAACATCACCAGTTTTGGTACTGGCCAATATTATGTGAGTCTGCCTTTTCCTGCAAAATATGGTTATAAATTTAGAGAGGGTTGCCTCCACGACATTTCAACAGGTAAGGACTACGAAATCGGTGGGCACGTCAATGCAGGTTCTTCTACCCTGGAACTCACCAGCACGGACACACAGAGCGGGGCGGTCTTTGACATTGACTTTACGGCAACTGCTCCAGTCACACTAACTACCGCTGACAACTTCCACATTGCTGGAACGTACATTGCAGATACAGAAGCTCCGTAATACTCTTTTGTAAGTGCTAAGATATTAATACGAAGCGACAGTAATAAAGGAGACAGATATGTACGCTGTGAAAGACGGAGACAGGACTCTCGAGTTCGATGGCGTTCTATTGGGCTCCTCATCTTCCAAGCGGAGAGACTCCCTTCGCTGGATTGAGTTTAAACTATATAAAACTGAAAATGGCACGTATATTCTCTCCCGTATTGGGGCTTCAGTTGTTTATCACTCAGGAGCGTGCCATTTAGTAAGTAAGTACAGACTTTCTGAACTATCAGTGGGTAAAATATCCTTACAAGCAGAGCCGTGTGAATCCTGTAATCCAACTTTAGAGGCTCCAATTATTTTTCCCGAAGAATACCGCTACTGGGCACAAGTCAGTGAAGAGCCTCAGGCCGTGCTGGATGCACTGTACAAATATGATGAGGGAGGTGCACGATACCTCACCGCTGTGGCGAAAAGAGTCCTAAAAGAGGCTGCCACAAAAGACAAAGACATCGACATGGTTTATAGATTTGAGCGTATTCCATGAGCGAGGAGGGAAAGGAGTCCTCTGCTGAATCTCCAGTGAGCCCTACCAGCCCTCTGAAGAATATTCTTATAGAGTTTCACGAGATTTATCAAGAGCTAGAGGGGGTCGGCTTTTCCGAGAGAGTAGCCACTCAAATTCTTTCTAACATGCTTATTGAAATTATTCTCTACAGAAGTGGTGGCGATAACCCTCAGTTTCAAGTAGAGTTAGAAGAAGAAGACGAAAATGACGAAGGAGATACAATTGACGGACCAGAGCCAGACGGAGAGCCAGGGGTTGGGTAGCGTAAAGCTCCATCTAGTCGATAGCGTAGAAAAAGCCAACGATTTTATATCATGGTTGGCTCAGAGAAGGCCATACAACGCTGTCGCTGTCGACATCGAAACTGGTGAACTTCCCGGTCGCAACCCTAAAGATGCCTTATCTCCTTGGCATGGCCGTATTCGTCTTGCTCAGATTGGTGACGGAGAGCAGGGATGGTCTATTCCTTGGGAGCAGTGGTCTGGCGTCTTCTATCAAGGTATGAATGACTATGACGGCCCTGTTGTTTTTCACAACATTGCTTTCGAGGCTAGGTGGTTTGCCACTAAGTCAGAGTGGACCATGCCTTGGCATCAAGCTCACGACACCATGATTATGGCTCAGATTATTGACCCACTGGGTACTGGTGCTCTCAAGCAACTCGCAGCTAGGTATGTAGACCCGCGTTCTGTAGCACTTCAGAACACTTTAGATAAAGAGCTTTCTGCAAATGGTTGGACTTGGGGGACCGTTCCTGTTAATTTTGAACCCTATTGGGCATATGGAGCTCTCGATACTGTTCTTACTATGAGAGTTTGGGAGCAGTTCTATGAAAAGTGTGGCCCCGGGAAGGCCTACAGCAGTCCTTATGAGTTGGAGATGGCCACTCGTCGTATAGTCACTCAGATGGAGCTAAACGGTGCTCGAGTGGACCTAGAGTACTCGCAGAAAAAACTAGACGAGCTAACTGCGTACACAGAGGGTGTAAAGACTTGGGCTAAAGAGGCGTATGGCACCTCGATAACTAGCAATGTCCAACTTGTCAAAACCTTCGAGGGCCTTGGTGCAGTTATCACTGAGTTTACGCCCTCTGGACAGAAGTCCATGACAAAAGAGCAGATAGAGAAACTTCTTCGTGATGGAAACGACGAAGTTAAGACTCTTGCTGATGCTGTTCTCAAGCAGAGGAAGGCTGACAAACTTGCTAGCTCGTATTTCTCTAACTTTCTTAAGGACAATATTGACGGAATCGTCCATCCCTCGGTGCGCACCCTCGGAGCACGTACTGGTCGTATGTCTATTACTGACCCAGCTCTGCAGACTCTTCCTGCAGGAGACGCCACAGTCCGTCGGGCGTTTATTCCTCGAGAGGAGGGCAATGTCATTATCTCTTCCGACCTTGACCAAGTGGAGTTCCGCTTAACTGCCTCATTCTCGGGGGACGAGTCTCTTATTAAACTGTTCCACGAGGCAGACGCCACTGGTGGGGACGTGTTTACATCAATTATGCGTCAGGTCTATCAAGACGAGACTCTTACGAAGGACGACCCTCGAAGGAAGCTCATCAAGGGAGTGGTCTACGGAAAGTTGTATGGGGCAGGTGTTGAGAAAATGGCACTTACTGCAGGAGTACAGACAGACCTTATGAGAAGCGTTGTTGATGGCTTTGATAGGAACTACCCTGGAGTTCGGGAGTTGCAGAAAAACATTGAAGATGCTGGGACCCAGAGGCTAGAAAATGAGGGCCAAGGATATGTGAGCACCCGTACTGGTCGTCGCCTCCCCTGTGATGATGACCGTGTATATAGCCTTACAAACTACCTCATTCAAGCCAGCGCTGCAGAAGTCTTTAAACAGAACCTTGTCAAGCTGGACCAAGCTGACTTAACCGACTATCTTATTGTTCCCGTTCACGACGAAATTGTTTTGGAGGCCCCCAGAGGGGAAGCCACGGAAATTATGGAGCTCGTACAAGAGTGTATGACAACTCGAGATGGGTGGGCAGTTCCACTTACGGCTGGAGTAGATGGCCCATTTGAAAATTGGGGGGAGAAGTACCAGTGAAACTGTGTTCAAGTTGCAATATAAGTAAGCCATATAGTGACTTTGAAAGTGATTCTCGATATAAATCTGGATACAGAAGTCAGTGCACATACTGCAACAGAAAAGGAAAAACCTTATCAAGTCTAGGTAACAACTTAAAAAAGTACGGTATAACTCTAGAGCAGTATAATTTTCTACTTGACAGTCAAAAGGGAGTCTGTAAAATATGCCAAGAAAAAGAGACTAGAGTTACTAGACCTAAAGCAAAAATATCTATGGGCTATGAGCCAAGACTTGCTGTAGACCATGACCATAAAAATGGAGAAGTCAGGGGGCTTCTATGTCATAGATGCAATGTGGGGCTAGGAAACTTTCAGGATAATCCAGAACTTCTATTAAAAGCTTATAAATATCTTAAGGATTTTAAATAATGCACATCCTCTCAGTTGACCCTGGGAAAACAACAGGTGTTGCTCTTTTTTCTTGGGAGCTAGAGGGGGAGCCAAAACTTATTGATTCTAATGAGGTTGACTTCTCTGGGTATGCAAAGTTTTTAAGAGATAAGTTTGATGAGCACTCTGAGGAACATGAGTTCCATGTGGTTTGCGAACGCTTCACAATTAATGCTCAGACCGTAAGAAACTCTCAAGCTCCTTTCTCTCTAGAGAAAATTGGGGTTCTCAAGCAGATTCTCCTTGACTACGGGCTAACAATTGACTCCCTCCACATGCAGTCACCAGCAGATGCGAAAGCCATGTTTGACAATGCTAAGTTGAAAAAACTTGAGTACTGGCACCGAGGAGGTGAGGGACACGCTCTTGATGCTATTAGGCATGGACTGCTCTATATGGTAAGATTGGGCTGGAGTCCACTAGACAGACTTCGTAGTTAACCACAGAAAGACACAATGACTATTTTTGTTGAGCTCGATGCTTCGAGCAGTAAGATTCTTATTAACGCCGAGTGGCGTTACAAAGAGTTGTGCAAAAGTATTCCTGGGGCTAAGTGGGACCCTAAAGAAAATTACTGGCATTTACCACTCTCATGGTCTGGTTGCCTTGCTTTGCGCTCTACATTCAAGTCCAACTTGGAAATTGGGCCCAATCTAACTCAGTGGGCGACGAATGAAAAGACTAGTCGAATTGACCCCGCTAACTTCCTCCGCGAAGTTACAGAGCAGATGGAGGGAGACGAAGACCTTTTTCCTCATCAGCGTGCTGGTGTTAACTTTCTTAGCACAGCACGTCGGGCTTTGCTTGCCGATGAACCGGGGCTAGGTAAGACTGCTCAAGCTATTCGGGCACTAAAGAAACTTAAAGATGGCGGAGAAGCAGTTTTTCCCGCTCTTATCGTGTGCCCCAACACACTTAAAATGAACTGGAAGCGCGAGTTTGCTCTGTGGTGGCCCGAGGTAAAAGTTGAAATTGTGACTGGCACTCCCGCTCAAAAGAGAAAACAGTTTGACTCTTTTGGTAGCTCTGAAGAGCCAGCAGATGTGTTAGTTATTAACTGGGAGTCTCTCCGTACCCACTCGAGGCTGGCACCTTACGGCTCTGTAGCACTAGCCCGCTGTAATGAGTGCGGTGGACTTAGTGAAAAGGTTACCCCCGCCCGGTGTGAGGTACACAAGCGTGACCTTAATGAAATTGATTTTAAATCTGTTATTGCTGACGAGGTTCACCGCTCCAAGGACCCCAAGTCAAAACAGACTAGAGCTCTTTGGTCCGCTACAGGTGACGCAGACATCCGATTTGCTTTGACTGGTACGCCTATTGCAAACAACGTCGTGGACCTGTGGACAATTCTTCACTGGCTCTCCCCCGAAGAGTGGCCTAGTAAAACTCGCTGGATTGACCGAATGGTTGATACTATGCTTAACGCTTTTGGTGGTCTTATGGTTCTTGGAATCAAGTCCCACATGAAAGAAGAGTTCTACGCAACTCTCAATCCCCGTATGCGAAGGATGCTTAAGACTGTTGTACTTCCTTGGCTTCCAGAGGTTACCGTAGAGCGTCGCGATGTTGAGATGTCAACTAAGCAGAAGAAGGCATACAACGAGATGCGGGACTGGATGATTGCTGAGCTGGAGACTGGAGGAGTTGTTTCGGCTCCTAGTGTTCTGACTCAAACTCTTCGACTCCTTCAGTTTGCTAGCTCATACGCTGAGATGACAGCTGACCCATCAACTGGTGAGCCCAAAGCAACTCTCATTGAGCCTTCCTGCAAAATTGATGCGTTGATGGATGATATCTCTCATGGAGACTTTGGCGATGACTCTATTGCAGTTTCTGCGGTATCTCGTCAGCTTATTGAGTTACTGAGTGCTCGTCTAACTAAAGCAGGCATTGCACATGGACTAATTACGGGGGCTCAGAATGAAGAAGAGCGCCAGCGTGCTGTAGACGACTTCCAGTCTGGTAAGAAAAAGTGGATTCTTTTTACTGCTCAGGCTGGTGGGGTTGGTATCACCCTAACCGCTGCTCGTCGATTGATTCGTCTCCAGCGTCCTTGGAGCCTCGTGGACGACAAGCAGGTCAACGACCGAGTTCACCGTATTGGTTCTGAGATTCACGACAACATCATCATCACTGACTACGTTACTTCGGGTACTGTTGAGGAACGTGTACGACAGGTTCTTGAAACCAAGGCAGACAGCTTTGAAGAAGTGGTGAAGGATAAAGAGCAACTTCTTAAGATGCTCCAAGAAGAGAAGGCCAACAAGTGATTACTAACGGTACAGGAGAGGTATACACCCTCTCAAACTCCGAAATTCAGACGTATAAAGACTGCCGAAGAAAGTGGTGGTTGTCTTACTATCGACGTCTCAAGCCTAGGGAGAAGAAGTTTACTGGCCCTCTGGCTTTGGGGTCTAGAATTCACGAGGCCCTTGACCAGTACTACACCAATGGGACCCCTCTTCTGGAAGCTCACGAGAGTCTTGTTGAGCAAGACCGACTTACTATTTCTGATGACTTTCGTGACCCCAGTGAGCTGGACAGCGAAGCAGACCTCGGGAGAGTGATGCTTGAGGGCTATCTTCAGTGGGTAGAGGAAGAGGGCATTGACAATGAAATTGAAATGATTTCTACTGAAGAAATTCTTTCGATGCCACTGTTCGATGGTGAGGTGGAACTCCAAGGCAAAATTGATATGCGAGTTCGTAGGAAAGCTGACGGAGTTCGTCTTTTTAGGGACTTCAAGACTGTCGGAGGTTCATTCGGTGAGTTTGCTAGCACAGCGCACATGAACGAGCAAATTTTGACATACATGTTGCTAGAAAATCACCAGAACGAGGGTACAGAGGAGCGCTCTGAGGGAGGTATTTTTACTCTTCTCAAAAAGGTTAAAAGAACAGCTAATGCAAAGCCTCCTTTTTATGAGCAGTTTGAAGTACGTCATAACTTGTTTTCTTTGCGTTCTTTCTGGAATAGAATTCATGGTGTTGTATCTGACATGATGAGTACGAAAAAAGCACTTGATGAGGGAGTTTCTCACCAAGTCGTTGCGTATCCCCGACCAAGCCGAGACTGTACTTGGAAGTGTCAGTTTTTCTCTATCTGCCCGATGTTTGATGACGGTAGTGCAGTTGAGCAGGCTATTGAAAATGTATTTGACGAAGGCGACCCATACGACTACTATGGGAAACAAGATAAGAAAGGAACTGACTAGTGTCAGAAGTACAGCGTTCGCTTACAATGATGATTTACGGTGAATCAAAGGTTGGTAAGTCAACTTTTGCCGTTACTGCTCCATACCCACGGCTTATGCTTGATGTGGAGGGTGGCCACCGCTTCCTTCCTATTAACGTCAAGTACTGGGACCCAATGAGTGAAGAGCCCCCCAAGGCCGACGGTACTTGGGATACTTGTGTTGTACTCGTTCACGATTACGACACTGTTCTCAAGGCATACCAGTGGCTTCAGGCAGGCCAGCACCAGTTTAAGAGCTTGATTATTGACTCCATCTCGGAGCTCCAAGTCAAACTGTTTGACAAAATTGCTGGGACAGATGCTCTCAAGATGCAACAGTGGGGTGAAATTCTCCGTCACATGGGCTCGCTTTTGCGTGACCTCCGTGACTTGACTATGCACCCTATTGCCCCACTTGAGGCAATTGTTTTGACTGCCATGGCTAGCCCAGACAGGGATGGTCGTTTCCACCCCTATCTTCAGGGACAGCTCCGTGTGCAGGCTCCATATTTCTATGACATCTTAGGTGCAATAACAGTCGAGTCATTTCCAAACCCAGACCCGATGAAGCCACCGTACAAAGTACGAAGGATGTATGTAGAACGTACTGATAAGTACGAAGCTGGCGAGAGGGTTCAGGGTAGACTTGGCCCAATTGTCGAACAAGAAAACCTTGGAGTAGAGCGTATGCTAGACTTGGTTTTCGGACCAAAAGCGGAATAATATCCACCAATAAGTAAGGAAAACATAATGACGCAGTTAAACTGGAATGAGCTTCTGGAAGCAGCAGACAGCTCTGGTGGGGGAGACTACGCCCCCATTCCAGAGGGGGTATATGAGCTGAAGATTGTTGAATCTGTCCCAGCCATGTCCTCCACTGGAAAAGTAATGTTCAAGGTGAAATCTGAGGTCCAGTCTGGCCCTCACGCACGTCGCCTTGTGTGGGATAACATTGTTATCTCCCCTGAGAACCCTAAGTCAATGAATATCTTCTTTTTGCAGATGGGCTCTCTCGGACTGAGCAGGGAGTACTTCTCGCAACAGCCGAACAATGACCAGATTGCTAGCGCAATGAAAGACCGTCTCTTCCGTGGTCAGATTGGTGTTCGTCAGTGGAATGGTCAGGACCGTAACGAGATTAGTCGTTATATGGCTATGGCTTCAGATTCAATTCCAGCAATGGTTTCTGCATCTGCACCAGCACCAGCACCAGCACCTGCTCCATCTCCCGCTGGAGCTGCGGTTCCACCGCCTCCACCAGCTCCGACTGTGGTGCCAACTGCTGGAGGAGCAGTTCCTCCTCCTCCTCCGTTCTAGAGATTGCTTTAAGTAGGAGGGGGCTGGGTCGACAAGACTCGGCCCCTTTTTACTATTTTTAATGTAAAGTAGGAGATATGAATTCAGTAGATTATGAATGGGTCAAGGAACAATTGACCAAAGCAAGAGCCCGAAAAGGTTCTGGTGATGCTGCTATTGAGCTTCTTAAAACTTGGGAGAATATTGATATTCCCGAGGAGTTGCAATCAGAGGCAGTAAAAATTTTTGCCTCTCTCGCTCAAGGCCACGCCCTCGTAGCTGAAGGTGACAAAGAAGAAGTCTGGGTGCCAGCGCAAGCGGGAAAGATGAAAGTCGCCGACCAAATTAGAGTTAAGACCGATGCATTTTCTGGCTCTCTAGGTAAAATGCATAATGGTAGGCGTGGAGTAATTATTGCCATTAGATACGGGGACATTATTGTTAACAGTACAGACAGCCGTAATCCTAAATTATCTGGTGCTCACTATGCCCCACATCATCTTGAAAAACTAATAAAATAAAATAGGGCCAGCGTAAGCTGGTCTTATTTTTTTGTACTTTTACGTGTATAATTATTAAATGGACTTTATTAGAGCTGCAGAAGACTTGTGGTTTGAGTGGGACGGCATTGGGTTTACTAGCAGTGGCTATAAAAGTGTTGTGTACTTTACATATGACCATGTAGATATGGAAAACTCCATATGCCTCGGTGGCCTTGCTTCTTCTCTTCAAAGAGACGGTTTGGTAGATAGTTTATTCGATGGTAGAAGTGCAATTCAAAAATCTAGTGTTTTTTGTCATGGTTTTGCTGGGTCGGTAGACGACAGCCCAGAACTAACTATCTGTAGCGCTACTGGGGAAACATTTTACGGAGACTTTGTAGATACAGCAAGAAGTATAACTTTGGTTGAGGTGTACGGAATTGGGGAGTAGAAAAAACTCTTGGCAAGATGATGCCCTCTGTGCACTTCCTCAAATAGAACCCTTCAAAGAAATGTTTTTCTCTGACAACGAAGACGACATAAAAAACGCAAAAATTATTTGTGGTTCCTGCCCCGTAAGAAAACAGTGCCTAGAGTTGGCTCTTGAGAATAAGGAAATATGGGGGGTCTGGGGAGGAGTAGACCAAGACGAACTCAGGATAGTCCTATCTGTGGACGAAGACGGTCAAGAAGTTAGAAGAATTAGAAAGGGAGAGGCACCTTTCTGCCCAAACTGCAAGGCTGGTACCGCAGAGCTCAAACTATCTGAGCGGGAAGTCCCTGGTGGAGGAAGGTGGACAACTAAAAAGGTTATTACCTGTAGTTCATGCTCCTTCTCTTGGGAGAGTAGAGCAAGTGCCAACTCGATTGAAGCTTTTTCAAACTTAAAGCAAAAACCTAATCAACAGGAATAATCCCAACAAACTCTCTCGGGTCTTGGT